CATACAAATCATCTCCCAAATGACGTCAGCTATTGTGGCTAGGCTTTTGTGTAATGTTTAATTTGGGAGGACTTCTATTGGTGGCAAAATACGATAAATCAATTTCTTTATAGAATCTTCTTAGATCTTGGGAATAGAAGTAACCATTATCTGAATTTCAATATTGCAGTTGTTTTACTGGCGCCGGTTGTACGCTCAACCCACAAGTAGCCGACACTATGGAAGAAATTACCCGCAAGTAATTATTAATTCGACGGAGTTACGCCACACTTTCCACTTAGATAATGGTCTGAAATTGAAAGACTAGCTACTTTGCGCCAAGAATCCTGTTACCACTAGAAAATCTTGGACTTTCAGGTCTGATAGTTTGAAACAGCCCTTATCTGTTATAAGCTGTCCACATCACTACTTGCATAAACGATCAATCGAATTATAAATTATAGCAAGACTTATCCAGATGGCTTGTCTCTAGATAATGGTTATGATCCGTAATAATTGGTGGTAAATTCACTAAAATTAGGCACTTTTGTGAAAATTTGAAAGGAATTCTTATGGGCACAAGTTTGAATTAAATGATGTGCATGGCCTTTATCCGATCCCACCTAGTAATAGCTCCTTTAATTCTCATCTCTACAATTGAATTACTTTTTTGGCATCATGAAGTTCCTTTCAGATTCCCACAAGTCTATTTAGACATTTACCATTATACGGAATTAGAACCATCTATATTCATATAGACGCATCTCGAATCAAGTCCTTGGTCTCTAAGTATTAAGTATTCATTGATCTCCCGTTTGATGGCAGTTAGTGATTTGGACATCTCTGTATCACAGATAAGGTTCTGTTTCAAACTAATCAAACCTGAAGTCCAGATTTTCCTAGTGTGACTACCGCGGATTCTTTGGCGCATTGCTAGTCTTTCCCAATCACATATCTCATTGCCCCGTTCTCATGCTCATCCGGTCGCATTCCTCCATTAACTTGCCGCGGCTCATCTTTTCCTCCATCGTTGTCGGCTACTTTGTGTTGCGCGGTCCCTGACGCCAGTACAACTGGATATATCTGCCTTCTAATGGGATCTTTATTTCCAAGATCTTACAAGATTCTATAAAGCAATGATCCTTCAATCCTATTTTTCCATAAATTCCTCCCCTTCCCCATACTAACAAAGCGCCTAGCCACAATAGCTAGCTGTCATCTCGGGAGGCTTCTCTTGTCTGTTCTCTCCCCCCCCCCGGACGGAGGGCGGACACGAGAGAGACTTCCTACTTCTCCCCCTGACCGTCCTCGCTCCTCTGCTGCGGCTCGCGCTTCTCCTGTAGTATGATTTTCCCTTGGGGCGAATTTCTCTGCCCTCGCCATAAGGAATAAAATCATTTCTTTATAGAATCTTCCTCGTACCTCTTCGGGCAATAAAGTATCCAATTATTAATTTCAATCATATCAGTTTTGTTTTACTGGCGCAGGTTGGCTCCGCTCAACCAAAGATAGCCGATCAACTATGCCGAAACAATACCCGGCAAGTAATTAACTTCCTTCTCGCCGGCCGTTTCGCCACTTGTCCAATTAGATAATGTTGATCGAACACTAGCTTAAATGCGCCAAAGAAAATCCTGGTTCCACTAGAAAATCTTTGAAGTTTCAGTTGAGTCACTACGCTGGTAGCGCTTGAACAGCTGTGTTGAAAAATTACCATGACGGAGTTTAGGAACGTGTAGTTCAAGTGTTCCTACTCGTGTGGTAAGCTGACGAACCCGATAACCATTCCGTGAATTGGTTCGCTCATCCGAACGTTCATAAGCCTTAGCTTTAATCTGCTCAGTCGCTTCGGACTTAAGAATTTCATCAAGGATCTTGGCCATAATTGATTGCATGGCCTTATCCCGATCACCTAGTAATAGCTCCTTTAATTCGTCATCCTCTTAAATTTAATTCAACTTTTGGCATAATGAAGTTCCTTTCAGATTTCACAAAGTCCTATTTAGAATTTACACCAATTATACGGACATAACCATTTATTCTATAGACAGCATCTGATAAGTCTTGTCTATAAGTTTGATAATTCATTGATTCGTTTGATGGCAAGTTAGTGATTTGGACATCTCTTATAACAGATAAGTTCTGTTTCAAACTATCAACCTGAAATTCAAGATTTTCTAGTGTAACAGGATTCTTTGGCGCATTAGCTAGTTTTCCAATCAACATATCTAATTGAAAGTTTGCTAACTCCGTCGAATTAATAATTACTTGCCGGGTATTTTTCTCATAGTTGTCGGCTACTTTGTGTTGAGCGTACCAACCTGCGCCAGTAAAACAAACTGATATTATTGAAATTAATAATGGATACTTTATTTCCCAAGATCTTACAAAGATTCTATAAAGAAATGATTTTATCTTATTTTTCACAATAAATTCCTCCCAATTAAACATACTACAAAAGCCTAGCCACAATAGCTAGACTTCATTGGGAGATTATTTGTATGAAGATCGAATCATTCGACAATATCATTATCACATTTTTATCAAGGATTGCTCATTCAACAATTGCCCATCAATTTATCATTCCTCATCTGGATAAACATGTAAGTCATCTATTTCAGTGTGAATACCATGTTTAACTAATTGGAATTCAAAACGATCAGCAAACTCGCATAATGCTTCCTCTTGTTTTCGACTATATGTTGATGAACTAATACTTAATTCCCTAGCAATGTTATACGTCAACATCTGATCTGAGTAACGACTTAACAATATTCGTTGCGATTCCTTCGTCATGTTCCGCATAGCACAGCCCACACAATCAACTACCTGCTCAGCCAACCAAATATTTAGCATTCGATTCTCGCTGGCGTTGCCAGTCGGTGTCCCTTTAGGCTGACTATCAAGGACTGGTGACTTGAGGTCAGCACGCCGTTTCCCAGAGAGTGCTAAGTAATGGTCCATCGGTTTGTCTAAAAATCGGATCACCCGCCAGGCGGTCGCATGACGATCAATCTCTCGAAACAATGGCATAAATCAATCACTCCTCAGTATAAATAAATAGCAGCATCTCTAACAGCATCAGAACGAACCCGATCACTCCCACAATTAGCGCATCCAGAAAGCGACCAAACAGCAGTAACCCGATTATGCATGGTGTAAAGGTTAAACTGGTCAGATAAAGAATGGACGCTCTCATAAGAACTTCGCCTCACCAGCTTTAATTTGCTTTTCCAGGCGCTCTAAACGGGCAAGGTAAACCTTCTCTCGGTCTTTGAAGTTATCGTAGCTTAGAGCAAGGTACAATCCTTGATCGTGAAGCTGGCCCACACTTCTGAGTTCTAAGAGTTTCTTGTATTCCTGGAAGTAAGTCATCGCTTTTCGTAGATCCTCGCTGGGGTCAGCGGTTTTCCGCCCAGCCCGGCGGAGGTACTTTTCGATGTTTAAGTAGCAAAATCCAATTGCTAGCACAACTGGGTACTTGCCGTGTTCAAATTCCCAGAAGAGATCATGACCCCTACGGTCAAGGTAATACTTCGGTTTCGTAACCATCAAAGAATCCTCCTTCAATTTTTGAGAGAATGTATTTAACCTGCGTTTGCGTTTTTCCGGATATTTTAACCAGGTACTTGGTAGGCATATTGTATTCATCCTGTAGGAATCGCAAGTAATCCTCCTGGTGGTATTCCGGCACCCCTTGGTAGGCTTCACGAAACTCCCTTAAAATCTCACCCCACTTTTTCCCTTTGAGCTTAATTAATTCCTCCTTTTGGCGTTCGAACTCCCATCGGTTCCGTTGTACTTTTCGGCGACGTTCAAATTCACATAGTAGTTCATTCCTTTTGATCCGACGGCGAAATTGTTCCAGTTCTTGATCGACATCAAATTCACCGTGCTTAGCAATATAATCCTTAGTCGCCTGTAAGGGTGGTCGACCACCATGACGATAATCATGCAGGTCAATCGCCGCTAACAGACGGTCGGTTAACAAGTTTGTCATCGTACCCCCTCCTTTACTCAGTAAAGTTTTTGTATGCGTTCATCCTCCACAGGTTCTAGGCCCGCTCTAACCATAGTCTCTTTCCATGTAGCTCTGAAATCTTTTCGATTAATGATTTTATTTATTTCGTCTGAAGTAAATTCTTGTTTCAAATGTGGGTTCGGTGCACAAGCAAATAACTTCCCTGTTGCATCATGTGTGTGACAAGTTAAATATTGATGACCGTTGTCTGAGTTAAATCCTTTTAACCGTATACGGTATTTTGATTCTGGTTTACGCTCTTCCACTGGAGTATTTACAAACTCATTAACCAGATTTATTAATTCATAGAAATTACCTAAGTCTCCACATGGTTTGTAAAAATCAAGGTATGCATAAGTAATATCAATATCTTCAAGGTATTCAACATTATATTTAATAGTCATCAAACTACTGTTGTCACCCAAGTGAACAACTAATCGCTTATTTTCTTCATCCCTAGTAACTTTGAAACTAGTACAACTATTAATTTCATTTACTAATTCATTAATTTTCATTGCTTTCCTCCATAGTCTTTGAATCCGTAACCAACTGATCCTTCCTTAACGATCTTGACGGCGTCCTCCGGCGAGCGTGCAATGCCATGAATCACACGGTGCTTAGTCAGGAAATCGTGAAACTTAATCTGATCTGGCCGGGGTCGGCCCGTTTTAGTTTTAACCTCAATGTAAAAAATCTGCTTATCACTCCACCGGAAGCCGTACAGGTCAGGGTGGCCGCTTGGTACACCAGCCGAGAAAAATCTTCCATCAGGTGTTTTAACTGAGCCAACATTAACCCGGAATACTGTACACTGATGTCGTGACAATGCTATCCGAATATCATTTTGAATTTTGTGTTCACTAGTCATCGCTATCTTCCACAATATATAAGATCGAAGTTGATGGGATGCGGATATCTTTTCCATATATATCCACACCATGAGCCCAGTCATCTTTAATTACTAGAGTTTGGAGCTCAATATAGCCGGCTCCATGATCATTCAAATAAACTGTAATCATTATTTTTTACCTCTTCATTATCTGGCCAGCTCGGGCATCCCACCCGTACGGTGTTTTAAGTGCACTGACTCATTAGGTGACATTATCACGATGTGTCACCAAGCGTCACCGCTTACTCCCCCAAGGGTTTAATCCCAAAAGTGACACATTTTAAATTTTCAACTTTTCTGTTTAGTACATAATAAGTAGGTATAAAATATAAAAGTTATATATATTAGTAATAGTGTCACTTATTTATCTATCCCTTGGGGCTGTAAGGATCAGCGTGGTGACACATCCGGTGACACTATTTCAATGTGTCACCTTTTTATATAGCCTCGCTGAGTTTTACCATCGATTTTCTTCCGACCCTTTCGCCAACCGAACCGATTCACCATGATGTTGGCAATCTGGTTTGATAGCTTGCGATTCTTCGCTAGATCGACACCAGGAACAACTTTCAGTCCGATGGTTTCACTAGATAAGAAGTCTCGATCAGCCCAGTCGTTTTCTAGAGCATCGGCGATTGAGTCTTCTAGGTCATCGGTATACATGAACGTTTGCCGATGCTTATCCAGCTTTTCTTGCTGTTCACTGGTTAGGTCAAAACTATAATCATCGTTTTTGAAAAGATGGGTTGCTTCGCCCCAGACCTGCTTGACATATTCGGGCGTTAAATCCCGAACCGGATTGGCTGCCTGTCGGCCTTTGTCGACTAGTAGTGGTAGGAACCGTCGCTCCCCCGTTTTATCTTTCAGATAGTACAGGTTGTTGGTCGTCCGGGCCAGCACGAAGCATTTAGAAAATCGTTCCGCCTGATGACCATATGGTTTCCGGTACTCGAATTCTTGCAAGGTAACGAACTTCTTCAAGACCTCAAAAGTTGAATTAGTAGTGGCAGTCATTTCATCATCATTGACAATTAACGACCGGCGCATCACGGCAAAATCATCTTTATTTTCAAAGCTGGAAAACTGATCCGTGTAGTAACCACACGGTGCGATCTTCTGTAAGATGGTCGTTTTACCGGCTCCTTGGCCACCAACCAGGTCCAGCACAAAGTCAAACTTGCGTTTTGGATCATACACTTTCGCAACGGCACCGACGAAGAACAGTTTAGTGATCAGCCGGGTTACTTCCGAGCGTTCAACGCCGAGATAATCGCTGAAGAAGGTGTCCAGCCGTTCTTGGTGGTCCCATTGCTCATAAGCTGAGTTCATGTATTCAAGAACTGGATTATAACGATGGCGATTAGCAACAACCGTCAAGGCACTCCGGATCAGCTGGTTGGTAAATAGTACCTGGCCATAGTCTTTGGACGTCTCAATATAGGAAGCTAATTCATCAACATAGGAATCTTTTAGCATTCCCTTTTTGATCAGAGGCTTGTCACTACTACGAGCTACATCAATCTCACCAGTAAACTCGTTGAATTTGAACATTCCAACTAATTGGGGATCGTGCTCTAAAATCACTTCAATATTAAACAGGCTTTTTGGTTTAATTGCCCCTTTAGCGGTCCGAATGAACGGGTCCTCTTCGTCAACCATCTTGCTGAGCTTGCTGGCATTATCCTTATCAAACGGTACAACTTTATCTTCACTCACTTACTTCACCTCGCCTTCGGATTTCCTTTTTAATCATGCTATTGACGGTGGTTACAACCTCATTATCCGATAGACTGTACTTGGTTCGTTGATTAGCAATCCGGGCCAATTCCAGGACACATTCCGGGTCAACATTCCGAAATAGCAATCCTCCAGCAAAGGCAGCCAAGGCATCATTACGTCCACCGGTTGGTCCCAAGCCCTGCACGATTTGCTCAAATAAAGCAGACGTTTGGGTATGACCTTTAGGATGGAAAGCCTCGATCTTCTTGCTGCTGATTGTCGGTTTTCCCTTTTCTTCGATCAGCTGGATTAGTTCTTCAGCCGGTTGGATCATTGGCTTGCGGTTCAACCATTGATATGCCTTATCGTCAATAATGCTTGGTGCCACCACTACATAGTTGTTTGGATGGGCCTTAATATCGACACCAGGTAAGAAGCCAATATTCTGACTAATTCTCTCCTTAGGTTTAGTGAAGAAAAATTGGTAACCATCATGCGCCGTCCGTTGACACAATGTGTTAAACCATTCCGGATGGCTAAGATTCTTAATGCTTAGCGTGCCATCATCCCCGTCTTCGTGTCGATCGACATCAACAACGAAGAATTGATCGGTCTTCAAAGCGATGTTGGCATATGGATGACTGGTCCAAAACTTTTCAATTTCAGCTGGCGTTAATGGCTCACGATCAGCAAACTTTACCAGCGGTTTTTTGCCAACGGTAGGAATGACGCTGAATCCTTTTTTAGCATATTGAATTGCATAATTAACTAAACTTTTCATAGCTAGAACGGCAGATCATCATCATCGACCTCTGTGGTGGTTTCTGAGGTGCCAAAAACTGGTTGTGGCTTTTCGATCTTCTTGCCAGCACTAAATTCGTAGTTCCGGTAAGGATTGTCAGGGTCTTTCTTATTAGGAGTTTCCTTGATCGTCATGTGTAAGGTCTTGCCCTCATATGGCTTAAAGGCGGCTACCAATTTTTCGTAAGCGTCGGTTTCGTTGTCTGGGAAGTAGTCCGGCTTCATTTCAAGGCCAACCATTTCACCGATCTTGGCGATTGTCCGGATATTCCGGGACACCACAAATTCTGGCATTGGCTTACCCTTGCTGGTCTTAGTGGCTAAGCTGATCCGCAATTGTTCGTGGCGACTGGCAAACTTACCAGCGATTACTTGCATATCGAACAGCAAGCAATCCCAACCAGATTGGTAAACCGGGTGGTCAACCTTACCTAGCATTACTTCATAGTCGCCCTCAGGGATAAGTTGACTTTCATTCAACTTACCATCCTTAGCGTTCCAGTTGTTCGTAGCCTTCTTGTATGCATCTAAAAGTCCCATAATTTATTCCTCCTAATTAATCAAACATGCCTTCGCAAGATTCCAGTAGCTTCTTAATTCGACTATCCTTAATGTTCTCTGCCTTGTACTTAGTACGACGATCAGTAATGGTACGAGTATAGTTGTCCTTCCCAAATTTCTGTGTATGGATAACCAGATCGCAGTTGCCATTTACAACGTTGTAGTATTTAGTCTTTAATGATGGTCGGTAGTCAGTTGACCCGGTCTGTTCATCAGTAATCTGCAATTCGCGACTGACATAAATCACGTTCATTGGCAATGCCTTCAAATCCATCACGAATTGCTGAAGAACTGTGTTGAACATCGCGTAGCCCTTGCCATACGGAATGTCGCTCAACGCTTTAACTCCGTTATCAATACAGATGGCCTGCTCAATCATGACGCAGATATCATCAATTACATCGATGATGACGGTTTGAAAAGTGTTGTCAGTGGATTGAAGTGCAGTGATGATTTCATCAAGCTGGTCAATGACTGATTGCTTCAGTCCACCATCGTCGTCACGAACGTTGCGGATTTGAATACTTGGTGCAGACCCCTGTTCACTGTTCCCATCGGTGTTAAGGGATAGTGGATGTGGAAAGAAGCTTGCAAAATAGCTCTTCCCGGACATCGTGGCACCCCAGATAAAGAAGTTGTGTGGTTGAGGCGTCGGATGCTGTGGTTTATCTTCAGGTAAAATCGACATTTAATGTTTCCTCCTATTCTTAAATTGGTACCAAGCCCAGCCTGGCGAGTAATTGTGCAATTTAGCATAGGCTTGTAGTTCTTTTAACGTCGTCAGTTGGCCAGGTGTTTTATCAGCAACATTGGCCATTACTTGATCCTCCAAAATCTTATTAACCATTTGCTTACGCCGTTTGATCGCTTGATTCTCTTTGATTTCTTGCAAGTCGACATTAACGATCTTGTAGTCCTTTTTCTCCGGATCAAGGCGATGACCACAGAGTGGACAGCAACTGTCCTGCATTTCTTTTCGGTAAAATACACCGAAGCAGAATTTGCATTGGCAAATTGCCGGACCATTATCCTGCTTCGGCTGCTTACGTTTGTCCCTGGTCTTAATTGCTTCATTCCAGTCCCGATCGTTGTTGGGAAGACCAAAATTTATGAAATCATCCACGTGGTCAATGATGATAGCTGTCTTCCCTTCTCGGGGGTTCAGACACCGCATTGAGAATTGCAGATACAAGGCCAGTGAGCTAGTTGGCCGGGCCATGATGACACAATCAACATTCGGTAAGTCCACTCCTTCAGTAAAGAGATTCACATTAGCAAGAATTGTTAGCTGTTGGTCACGAAACTTCTGTACTAAACGGTTACGTACTTTTGAATCAGTATCACCGTCAATTTCTGCTGCGGTAATACCAGCTTGAGTAAACTGTTCAGTAACTTTTTTGGCGCTCTCGATCGAGTGGCAGTAAACCACTGCCTGCTTACCATTTGCTAACCGTTGATATTGCTGAACAATGTGACCATAAATTTGATGACTGATTGCTTCGTCCATACTGTCTGAACTGTAATCACCATGTGCTTTACGCAGCTTTGAACGGTCAATATCCCCCAGGCCATAGTATTTGAATGGTGCTAGGAATCCGTGTTGGGTTAACCATTTGATTGATTTACCAACGATAATGTCATCAGCAATCTGATCCAACTGGTCATGGCCGGTTCTAATTGGTGTGGCTGTGAAGTACAGAATATAAGCCTTCGGGAAAGCTTGCAAAATCCGTTGGTAAGACTTAGCAAGCGCGTGGTGGGCTTCGTCAATCAGAATTAATTGAGGTTCAGTTAGTTTATTCACCCGCCTGGTTAGCGTTTGCACCATTCCCATTGTGGCAAGGTTCATGTTCACATCTTGTTTTCTAAAAGTTGTCTTAGCCTGAGCTAGAACTTCTTTCCGATGAATGATGAACATGACCCGATTACCTTTACTGGTAGTCTTCCTCGCTATTTCAGCCATGATGACTGTTTTCCCGGTACGAGGTGGCTGTTGTACGATGATTCGCTTGTTGCCACGACGCATGCTGTCTAAGATGTTTGCGATCGTTTCGGACTGATACGGCCGCAGTTTAAATGTCATTTGATCACCACGTTTCTGTTTGGCTCTAGGTGTGCGCCAGGGACGTCTTTGCCATCTTTAAGAGCTGCGTATACGTCTTGCTTCATCACGTCGTACATCCCTTCATATTTGGCGTAGTTACGATACTGGTCTGGGATTTTATCCTCATCATCAATCACTGTGGAAGCCTTGAAATTCCGAACGTTCAACAGATGATTTTCAGTTTCGACCTTTTTAAGTTTTGCGTTGTCTAATTCACTTGTCAGATACTGCTTTAACCACTTTGCTCGTTGTACGTCAGCCCGCGCCGATTCCGACCAAGCCTTAGCTTTTTCTTTCTTTCGTTCGGCGCTAGACTGGAGTTCATCGATCAAACTGGCGATATTGTCAGCCTTAATTTCAATTTCATCCTTAATTGCATCTAGCGTGTCCACAACAGCTTGTGGGTCTAAATCGTCACGATCTAGTAGCTCACGGTAAGCTTCACTCAATTCATACAGTTTCATTTGCTTTTCCTCCCTTGCAGTTGTTAAAACCTCCCGGTTACTTCGTGCTTGAGATCCTTAGTTTTAAGTACCAGCCTTTCCGCTTGGTCCACGAGCGCTTGATAATCGATTATCGCCTCACCTTTCGTCAGGGGAGGGTGGACCATTAGCCGATTAGTATCGGCTAGAAAGTTTTCGGTTGATCGGATCAGATTGTAGGTTGCTGATCCCACTTTTAATTCGTTTTTCATGATATAATCACCTCGTAGATACTTATTTTTTGGATCCTAGTGGTTGCTAGGATCCTTTTCTTTTGGCTCTGACCATGGGCTTAACCACTGGGCCAAATCAAAGCTCAACATTGGGATCAAGCCAAAAATGGCAACCAACCCCCACATTTGCGTGTAGCCCATCAGCCAGAGCCAGGTCAGTTCAGCACCAAAACCTACGTAGAGCAATGCTTTCAAAACTGACATTTTTTATCTCCTTTCATTATTTACAAAGTTACGCTGTTACTTCTCATCGCATCCCCCCTTCCACTAGGTTTTTAATGGCCTGGCCGCCGTGTGTTTAATAAAATTGTTTATTTTTTAAAGTAACGTTAAGTTCCTTGCCAGTTAAATTGACGAGGAGCTTTTTACTTTTGCTCATCATTCTTCAACCAATCGTCCAAAGCGTGGCGCTGGAAAATATAACGCCCATCAATTTTCTTGACTGGTAATCCTTTCGTTTCAATTAATTTGTCCAGCGTGTTTCGCGAAATTCCCAAATAATTGGCTGCTTCCGTTTTGTTCATGTTTTCTTTCGTGTCGTTTTTTTGTGGCAGTATTTCAGCGATTTTCTCCTCAATAATCTGTCGGAACAGCTCATCGGGAATATTGACCATTACCTGCATGCTTCTTCGCCTCCTTCCATCGCCATACATACTGGCCGCGTTTCTTTGCGGCGACCAGCGCGTAAATACCGTGCGTTATCGGGTCTTCTGTTCGGCTGATGTTTTTGGTGTCCTTTTCGTAACGTACCAGTCAGCGGTGCGCTTCTCCTCTTTGTGTGGTCATTGGGTACCTCTCTTTCTTTCAATATTCTAGTTCAAAGTTTTTGAACTTAAAGGGCAAAAAAATACTCTGGAATTTGGGAGCTATCGACTTCTAGCAACTCGATCGCCTTGGCAATTTCTGGAGCTTTCCAAGGAACCTTATTATTCAACTTCATTGATAATGAATGTTCTGACAACCCCATCGCTTGTGCAAACTTGTATTGAGTGCCAAACTTCTCTACGATTCGTCCTGACAGTCTTGAGTAGTCAAACGTCATCCTTTCACCTCCTTTTAAGTTCAACTGATTTGAACTTTATGGTTACATAATACCATTGTTTTTGAACTTGTCAACAAACAAATTCAATTTTATTGAATTTGTCTTGCAATCAGGTTCAAGAGAAGATAACATAGATGTAAAGTAATGGAGGGATGTTTTATGAAGAGAAGAACTGTGGGCGAACGCTTACGTGAATATATGGCTGTCCATGGTTTGAAACAAGTGGACATCTTGGAGAAGACTCGCCCTTATTTTACCGATAAAGTAAAGATTTCTAAGACCGATTTGAGCCAATACGTAAACGGTAAAACTGAGCCTCGTTCTGACAAGCTATACATTTTAGCTAAAGGGTTAGGGGTATCAGAACAATGGCTTTTAGGTTTTGACGATGGGGCACCTATCACTACCGATTATTCACAAGCAAGAGAATCTTTGGGGCATTCGGGACCAAATGTAATTGACGATGGCCTCTCCGTCGACGAAGCCGTGGATAACCTGCGGGCCTACCAGGGCAAACCTATTAGTGACGATGAAAAAGAAGTTTTAAAAGACATTATTAAGGGTTACTTGGACCGGAGGTAGGCGCATGGAAGACTTGATGGAATGGCTAATTAATTACGCTTTCGATCACCATATCGGAGTTCAGTTAACCAGCTTTTTGCAGCCCATGACTCCGTCCACCAGCTTTAGCGATTATCGCCTGGTAGTGATTAATACCCGTTGGCACAAGCCCAACGAAATCCCTTTTTCACTGGCTCATGAAATCGGCCACGTGATGAATGGTGATTGCGGTGTTAATGCCTATACGGCGGTGGCCGATACAAAAGAAGAGTATGCCGCAAACATTACCGGGATTGGATTGCTATTGAAATATTGCCAAGAGCATGACATTCACTTTACTAACCCGATTGAATTTTGCGAACGGTTTGGAATCCCAATGGAATTGGAATACGCTGCTATTTTGAAGTTAAATGGCATCATGTGAGGGTTATTTTTCAAATAATATGTAAACGCTAACATAAAAGTGCTAGCGATGAACCGCTGAATCAAAAACACCCTGACCCTGATAACTTTACATCCCCAGCGACGTTAATTCATGTGATCTTCTGCCAAGCACATGGATGTTAATAAGAATTTACCGACAGCGTGAAAACTCTAGGAGGTACCAAAATGGGCTTATTTGGTAAAGGAACCCCACTTGGACACGGAAAAAAGGAAGTCCAATACATGATTGATAATGGTCTTGAAAATCTAGACCCAAAAATGAAAGACTACATTATGGAACGTATTGCTTACGTCGAGAATTTCAAGAAAACTTCTTTTCCAGCACTTAATGATCTAGGATTGCGGGCTGTTTTTAACGAATTGGACCTGCTTTCACACCAAAATTGGGTACTTATCAAGCAGAATGACGAAATCATCAAGCTGCTGAAACAACAAAATGGAGTGTCTAATGATGAAAAGGACGAATCTGATCGTTAATCTAGCGCTTGTTGCTGTTATTGGCACAATTACACTAGGAACGATCGAAGCTCTGCCAAGCACAGGACCGACTGTAGCTCAGGCATCATGGAAAACTATGCGCCAAAAACAAAAAGCCAAGAAACTTGAACTTGGTGCTAGCAAGAAGCAAGTCATCAAGAAACTGGGCAAACCGGAGCGCGATGATAATCAAATGCTGACGTATCATGATTTCGTATTGTACTTTGAGAACGATAAGTTGGTGGGTAGTGACCTTCCAGAAATTCAAAAAAAAGTTGATAAGAAAATTGCTGTTAAAAATGCAAGAAAGAAACAGCTAAAGGGTCAAGCTCAATACTTTGGACGCCGTCCGGTCTACGATCTACAGAAAATGCCATCAGCATATAAGGCTGTACGTTCTGGCGATGAAATGTGGTACTTGTATAATCCTGGCGAAGGGCAACCTCTCTTGCTCCGCGTTGATGAACCTGGTGATATGACAACCGTATATGTATATAACAAAAAGAAAGAAAACGGTCGCGGTCGATTGCTCTACACTGGACGAACCATCTACCAGAAGAACGGTAACAATAATCAAAACTACTACTAAATTTACTGGAGGATAGAAATTATGAAAAAATTATTTAAATCCATCGCGTTGCTATGCGCTGTTCTAGGTTTAGCTTTCGTTGCCGTTGGCTGTGGTCAAACTAAGCCAGACTATACTGCTAAGACTGCTGAATCAGCATTGAATGCTGGGAAAGATCTGGAAGGCAAAACAGTTAAGTTTAAAGTTACCGCATATGAGCCAGCCAGCTTATTCGGCTATAACATGGAAACCGGAAAACACCTCAACTTTGTTAGCCAAGATAATCCCAAAGTTAAAAAGGGGGACACAGTAACCGTTAAAGTTAAGAAAGTTACTTCCACAATGGGATCATTCATCATTACGTATTCTAATTTGCAAAAAAAATAAGCCCACTTCCTTCTTCAACCTGGAAGTGGGCTACTATATAAAGCCGGAAATTACTATGGAAATTTATTAAATAGTTTAAGAAGTCAAAAACTGCTTGATAAATAACTCATAACTTCTTCTGAATACATAGGCCTGGCCGCCGTGTTAAGGAGGAATTAGAATGAGTTTTGTAAGGAAGCGGCCGAAAGGCTACTATGGCGTGGCAGAATACCGGGATAGCAACGGTAAACGTCACCAAAAAGGGGCTGGAACGTTTAAGCTAAAGCGAGAAGCGTTAGCGGCGGCAGATAAGCTAGAGCGAGAACTGAATGGACTGAACACGGAATTAGCTAACCTATCCTTTGCTGAGTACTATCAGCGCTGGTATCGGCTATACAAAGAACATTCCGTTGAGCCAATTACACAGGTGCGTTATCGGACAGTGGAAAAATTAATTGCTGATTTTTTTGGTCAAAAGAAAATTACTGAGATCCACCGGTCTGATTATCAAGAATTCATTAATTGGTACGGTCATGACAAGGTCAAGGATACCGTTATAAAAGTTAATAGTGCCGTGAGACTGTGTGTAAATTCGGCAATTGATGATGATTTAATTATCAAAGATTTTACCCATAACGTACAGATCACCCACGATAAGCAGCGGCGCCCAAAAATTGAGTATTTGAATGAAAAGGAAATCCGGCAGCTCGAATCAGCGACTGCTAGCAAGCTGGATCATAATAATACTAGCCGCTACATGATTTTAACGGCCATCTTAACGGGAATGCGCAAAAGCGAAATTCAGGCCCTAACGTGGAAAGACATTGATTTTCTCCATGCCACTATCAGCATCACTAAATCGTGGGACGAACAAAAAAAGACCTTCAAACCCACTAAGACCGAATCCAGCATTCGGACAATAAAAGTCAATCGTCAGTTACTGGACTGGTTAGAAGATTTGAAGGTCAACGGGTCAACTTTGATTTTCATGAATAAACTAGGTACGATCCCAACTTCAACTGCACTAATTAAAGTGTTGCGCACTATTATGACTGATTGCGGTATTTCAAAGCAAGGTTTTCACTTTCACTCACTGCGCCATGTTCATGTGGCATATTTACTAGGCCAAGGGGTAGACGTCTACGCCATCAGTAAACGGCTAGGACATTCTGATATTACAATCACACTTAAAACTTATAGCTACTTGATAGATGAGTACAAAGCCAAGAACGATGAGTTAATCACGCAAAAGTTAGCTCAGCTCTTGTAAGCTTTGTCCGCAAATTGTCCGCATTTTTACTGTAAAATGCGGTTTTATACTGTATAACTAAAAACAGGAATGCTGATATACCAGCGTTTTTAACGCCTATCAACATTCCTGAACATATAAAAAAAGGAGAGTACAGGATTTGAACCTGCGCGCCCATTCAACATGGGTTCGCCGGATTTCGAGTCCGGTGCATTACCACTCTGCCAACTCTCCGTAACAACTATGTAAGTATAGCATTACTTACATAGACGTGCAAGCGATTATTGGTCAGCAATGTCGTAAGTTTTGCTCCCGTTCTTGGTTGTGTACATTGCTTGGCTGGTGTCGTTGGGGTTCATCAAGCTGATCGAGTAGTCGCTGCCCAAGAGCTTGGACACTTGCGTCGACGTCTTATCCAGCGAATCGGTCAGAGAAGACCAGCCCATGCTGCTGGCTTGGGTTGGGTTTTGGGCCAGGTACTTGAGCGAGTCGGCCTCGTCGCCGCTGGACGGGTCGATTTGAAAGGTCTTGGAGCCCGAATCAAAGGCCACGCTGCCGAACTTAGAATAGGAAGATTGGAGCTGCTTTAAAACGGCGGCTTCTTTTTGTTCCTGGGTCATGTTGGCCGTCGAAGAGGACAAAGCGGGGTTGTTAGAATAGCCGCTGATGCTGTTGCTACTGGTGCCCGACGACGAACTCTTGGCACTGGTCTGACTGCTAGTCTGGGCGCTGCTGTTTTTATGCCAATAAGGCAGGTTGATAACCCCGTACACCGTTACCGCCAAGCTCACTAGCACCAAGAGGGTGGCAAACTTCCACTGGTGGTACTGTTGCCAGGAATTAACCAGGTAAAAGCACCCCAACACAAAAATTAACCCACCGAAAACCACTAAAAGTATCATGATTGAATTCAACCTTTCAAATATTTTGTCTTAATCTCAATTGTGTCGCCTTGCTCAATTCGCTACAATAATTATATTAACCATTAAAGGAGAACAGCTTATGCGCATTTACTTAGCAGGGCCTTTTTTTAGCGATGAACAAATTGACCGCATCGCCCGGGCCGAACAAGCCCTCACCCAAAACCAAACGGTCGACAGTTTCTTCTCCCCCCGCCTGTCGGATGAAAATAGCACACCCTTACTCAAGGAAGGCACGCCGGAATGGGCGCAGATGATTTTCAAAAAGGACGTCGAAGAAATTGACGACGCCGACCTAGTGGTGGCCGTGGCCGATTTTGTCCACGCCAACGTCGATTCCGGAACCGCCTTTGAAGTTGGCTACGCTTATCACTCTAACAAGCCGATCGTGATTGTGCAAGAGCTGGACGAGCCTTTGAACCTAATGCTTGGCCAAGCGCTGACCCACTACACCACTTCCGTTGCCGACCTCGCCACGCTTGACTTCACCAATTTACCCAACCACCCCTACAGTGGCCAGACATTTTAGCAGTGCAGTCGAGGTGCTATCTTGGAAAAACGCAGACAAGTTAAGTTAGAAGACGTGGCGGCCCTGGCCGGGGTCTCCAAAACAACGGTTTCCCGGGTCCTCAACAACCGTGGCTACCTGAGCGAAGCCACCAAGCAACGGGTCCACGAGGCAATGGAACAGCTCCATTACCGCCCCAACGCAATCGCCCGCCAGCTCTTTACCCAAAAGACCAACCTGGTCGGCCTGGTCTTCCCGACCGTCAACGACCCCTTCTTTGGCCAGCTTGAAGCCGGGTTGGACGAGTGCCTGTACGAGAACGGCTACCGGACCCTGATGGGTAACAGCCAAAACAACCCGCAAAAAGAAGAGCAGTACTTACAATTGCTCTTAAACCACCAGATTGACGGCCTGATCGTCGGCGCCCACAACCAGGCGATGCCGGATTACTTGCAGACCAACTTACCGATCGTTTCGATTGAACGCGCGGTCGCCCCGCAAATTCCGGTCGTCGCCTCGGATAACTACCGCGGTGGCCAGCTGGCGACCCAGCGGCTGCTAGACGCCGGTTGCCAACACATTATCCACACCAATTACCCTAAGGACGTCATGACCACCAACCAGGACCGCCGCAAGGCCTACGAGGATCTGATGAGCCAGGCCGGTTACCCCGCCATTACCTACGAGGTTAATTACGACACCCCGATGGAGGAAAAAAAGGCCATTTTCGCCCGCCTCTTTGACGAACACCCCGAAGTCGATGGCATCTTTGCCGACAACGACACCAACGCCGGGCTGATCATCCAAGTGGCCAAGGCCCGTGGCCGCCGGGTCCCCGAGGACCTCAAGGTGGTCGGCTTCGACGGCGCGGACGGCACCCGGATCCTGTTCCCGGAACTGACGACCGTCCAACAGTCGATCGACCAAATGGCGGCGGTCGCCGTTAACCTGTTAGAACAACAGATTGCCGGCCAAACCAACGTCGAATCCGTGACCCTGCCGGTAACCCTTTTGGAAGGCACCACGGGCTAGGAGGCGCGGTTTGAAGCTCTACGATTATTTTTTGGGTGACTGGCAATTGACCGGGACGTCCCGCATCTTAACGGGGCACGCCGCCACCATGCACGGCACCTGGCGTTTTTCTCCGCTCTCTCCCGATAGCCTCCTGTTGACGGAGAACGGCGAAATGATCATGGGTAAAACGGCGGCGCCCCTCTCCTTTTGGCGGGAATACCGCTACCAATTTGCGGGTGACCGGGTGCTGGTCTACTTTCACGACCAACCGTCTGGTAACTATGAACTTTACCAGGCCTACCGCTTGGACGAGAACGGTCACCTCCTCGTCCCGGACAACACCTACCTGTGTGCCCTCGACACTTACGACGCCCGTTTTGAACTGGACAATGCTCACTTCGCCCAACACACCTGGGTAAACGGTCCCCAAAAGGATTACCGGTTAGATAAAGAGTTACAGCGAATATAAGAAACAAGGGGCTGGAAGAACACCGTTTTCTTCCAGCCCCTTGTTGTATTTCAGTATGCTCAATGGGTGCCGCAACCCTGATTACTGCTCCTGGTCTTTTTTCAACAGTTCCAAAAGGGCCTTATCCCGGTCAGCCACGATCTGCTTACCGGCGTCCCCTTCTAAGTCGAAAAAGCCACGCCCGGTCTTTAAGCCGAGTTCGTTCGCGTCCACCTTTTGCTTTAAGAGCGGATCTTCCCCGGTGCCGTTTGCTAGGTCTTGGTATAGGTAGGTGGTCAACTTTTCAAAGATGTATTGCCACGAAATGCCCCGCCAATTGTAGCCCTTATATGGGTACACAGTCGTACCATCGTTAACAAATTGAGAAACTGAACCATTTATTTCTGCCGGTGACTTAGCTAACTTGAAGTGCTCAAACTCTTTGGTGTTAGAAATCTTATACGTTTGCCCCGTCAGTGACTGCGTTTCAAACGGAGCCGCTAATTGTTGACCAGTGTCGATGTCAACGTAGTATACCTTCTGCGTCAACAACTTCGGAACAATATCCGTCAAGAAGTTCGTTCTTCACCCCATTTTGTCCCCTTTTTTGGTCGGGGCGTTACACTTTTTTCAAAAAAATCGCTTCAGGGGCTTGCCAACTTAAATAAAGTTCGCTAGAATTGGAAAAAATTAAATAAGAGAAAAATGAGAAAGACGAGTAGGTCGTTGATTTGTCCAGTGAGTCAGGGCTAGTGGAAACCTGACCAACCCTCTGCGATTGAATAACACTTTCGAAGATTACTAACCCAAATGCATTGCAAAGTAGGCTTAGTCGTGACCGGAACGTTACCACCGGATGAGTATGTTTGTACTCAATGAAAAGTGGGCTAGTAATACCCTAGCCAACTTGGGTGGTACCGCGGAAATAAGCCTTTCGTCCCTTGTCAAAAGCAAGGGGTGAAAGGCTTATTTTTTTCATCCACGGTTTAACCACAAAGGAGACTTTACAATGTGCGGATTTTTAGCTGTTGATTCTAAGGAATTTGATTTAACGACCTTTTGCGACGCCCTGGAGAAAAACGTTGACCGCGGCCCGGACATGACCGAAACCATCGAAGAAGACGCGGTGATGTTTGGTTTTAACCGCCTGTCGATCATGGACCTGTCCGATGACGGGATGCAACCCTTCAAGGGCGAAGATTGCACCCTGGTCTGCAACGGGGAAATCTACAACTTCTTACAGCTCAAGGAGAACTTAAAAGACGGCTTCAGCTTCCAAAGCTCTAGTGACTGCGAAGTTTTGATCCCGCTCTACCGTAAGTACGGGTTGGACACCATGTGCAAGATGCTCGACGCCGAGTTCGCCTTCGTCTTATACGACAAGGTGGCCAAGAAGGTCGTGGCCGGGCGTGACCCGATCGGGATCCGGCCAATGTTTTACGGCTACACCAAGGAGAGGGGCGAAATCGCCTTTGGTTCCACGGCCAAGACCCTGATGGACTTGTGCGACCAAATCTTCCCGTTCCCACCGGGCCACTACTACGACGGCGAAAAGTTCGTTACCTACCGCGACCCAGCCATGGTTACCCGGATGCACACGCCAAGTTTTGCAGAAGCCACGACCGGCATCCGTGATTACCTGGTCAAGGGGGTGGAAAAACGGCTCCACGCTGACGCTCCGGTCGGCTACCTGTTGTCCGGGGGGCTGGATTCTTCCCTCGTTTGCTCGATCGCATCTAAGTTAATGCCGGGCAAGAAGTTACGGACCTTTGCGATCGGGATGGACCGCAACCCGATCGATCTCAAGTACGCCCGTGAAGTTGCCGACTACTTAGGCACTGACCACACCGAATTCATCATGACTCGCGACGATGTTTTAGGGGCGCTACGTGAGGTCATTTATACCCTGGAAACCTGGGACATTACGACCATCCGGGCCTCGATCGGGATGTACCTCTTGTGCAAGAAGATCCACGAAACGACCGACCTGAAGGTGATCCTGACCGGGGAATGCTCCGACGAAATGTTCGGCTACAAGTACACCGACTACGCCCCGAACGCCGAAGCCTTCCAAAGCGAATCGATGAAGCGGGTCCGCGAACTCTACATGTACGACGTGCTGCGGGCCGACCGCTGCATCTCGGCTAACTCGCTTGAAGGCCGGGTGCCGTTTGCCGACCTCGACTTCGTGGAATACGTGATGTCCTTAGACCCGGACATGAAGATGAACCACTACGACAAGGGGAAGTACCTGTTGCGGATGGCCTTTGCCGGACAAGACTACTTGCCAGACGACATCCTGATGCGGGAAAAGGCGGCCTTCTCCGACGCCGTTGGCCACTCCCTGGTCGACGACTTAAAGGAATACGCCGACGCCAAGTACACGGATGAAGACGTGGCCAAGGCCAGCGAAAAGTACGCCTACAAGACGCCGTTTACCAAGGAATCCCTGCTCTACCGCGACATCTTTGAGGAATTCTTCCCGGGCAAGGCCGAATGGATCAAGGACTACTGGATGCCAAACAGCGACTGGGAAGGTTGCGACGTTGACGACCCGTCCGCTCGCGTCCTCTCCAACTACGGGGACTCGGGCAAGTAGTGAGTGCGGACCAACCATAAGGCAGGTCGTGGGCTTAAACTACATTGAAGATTAAACAAAGGGCTCCAACCATGTTCTTATGCGAACTGGTGGCGCCCTTTTGTAACTGTTCTTTTATTTGACCATCATGGTCGTCATGCTATAATAACAATATAAAAGGGAGGCTGTCGGAAGCCTCCCTGGGTAGAGCCGATATTTCGGTGGCCAACTTTTAGTTATTTAATAACCGCTAGCCGGTGCAAGGGCACTGCCCCCTGTCAAGGTAACACTTTAGAAATCTAAAATTATTAAGTTATGCGATCTCACTTCTGTAGTAATCTACAGCGGTGAGATTCTTTCTTTTACCGGATATTTCAACGGTGTTGAAGTACTTAACGCCTTCTGCCACTAACTTTAAGAGTTGGTCATACGTTTGAGGCGCTGGCTGGTGTGCCAGCCACAGATGTTTGAAGTCACACCACCAGCGCTCAATTACCGCATTATCAGCCAGGGTCCCCGGCGCTGACATACTGTGGACGCATTGGTTTTGGATAAGGTAATTACTGAATTCCCTTGAAGTGTAGGCAGATCCACGATCTGTATGAATTAACGGAGCCAACCTACTGGTCTTCTGTTTAGCCAATTCAAAAGCTTTAATTACGTCCTTGGCGGTTTCGGTTGGAGATATGAAGTAACTAAGCGCATAGTTCCCATACAAATCTATGATTGCGTGCAGTCGTACCTTGTTTCCACGACCGTAAGTAAGTTCCGTAGTATCAGTCACCCAGACCTTATTAGGCTGGTCAGGGGCAAATTGGCGATGTAATACATTGTCTTCAAGGTACTGTTGTTGTTCTTTAACCCGGTTACGACGCGGTTGGCGAATGTCAGCTTTGATCCCGTGCTCACGCATAATCCGCCGGACCCGTTTAATGTTAATCGGGAAGTCGAAGCTAAAAGTGTACTCTTTAATCTTGCTGGTATCGCTATTAAGAATGGCCGTGACCTTCCGGTAACCCGCACAGTTCAAATGGCGTTTCTCGATTTGACGAATCGCCGCCAAAATCTTCGCATTCTCGATTTCTTGCTGGGTCTTGATCTGCCTTTTCTTGAGCCAAATGTAATATGACTTACGCGACGTGTTTGCTACCGCCGCCAACTCGGTCACTGTGTAACCTTCCTTAACTAGTTCCTGAATCGCTTCGTATTTTGCGGATCGTCCACCTCCCGATTGCGTATTTCTCTCAATTTTTTTGCGAAAGCTCGCTCCACTTCTAAGCGCCGAACTTTTGCCTTGAGTTGTCGGTTCTCTTCTTCTAACTGTTCTTCGCGCGTTAAAGCGTCACCTTTGGGACGCGGCTTTTTACCTCGCCGGTCCTTTAAGACTTCCCAGTTACCGGTGGCCTGATATTTTCGAACCCAGTCATACACTCGGTTATACGAAACGTCGAACTCCTTAGCTGTTACTTGGTAATCACTGTCATGATCAAGTGCCCACTGGACAATCTTAATCTTTTCGTCGTAACTGACTTTCCGTCCCATTTTCCTAACCCGCTTTCCTGCGCCTTTCGGTGCTAGTAGTTTGCCACTATTGTACCGAATAACCCAGTCGGTTAGTTGAGAATTACTGCGAATATTGTACTTATGAAGCACTTCCTGGCGTGATAAGCCGTTATCTTGATAGTCGACAACCGCTGCCACTTTTAGGTCAATTGAATACCGGCGGTTGGTCGCGCTCCGCCTAACCCCCAGTACTCCTTCCTGAAGGAATCCTTTAATCCAACGACGTAATGAACCATCGTGGATCCCGTTGTAATCAGCGAAAACCTTGATCGAAAGATCCGAATCCTGATAACAACTTAGAAAATATAGCCGATCTAGTGTCGAATAGCTTGGCAAATAAAAATCCCCCTAGCGATAATAAGTCTTGGGTTTCATACTTGTTACCTTTAAGGGGATTATAGCC